CACAATCTCACCATACCGTTTCGAAGCAAGTTACCCACCTTGCTTCCACCACCGCGCACAAACTACATATTTCAAAGTTAATACATGAATTATCTATCGCGGGACACTATGTCGGATCAAAGCTCATCTTGCTTAGCAAGGCTGGGCTATTGGTTATAGCACACCACCCCGTTGGGGCTGGTGTGGTTATAACTGGGATATTAGTCATACGGCCAGCTTACCGTTTATTTAAAAATAAGTTAATGGCACGTGAACTGTCATCGTACCTGGATGATGAAGTCGGTCTTCCAACCGACTACATTGAAGAGGGGTATGGTAGAGTTTACGAGCTTGAGGAAATGGATATAGCTGAGAGGATAATGGCCTCCGTGAAGCGAAAATCAAGACGTTGGTCGACGTCCCTCACAAACAGCATTGGGTGGCTGTTTGACAAGCCGGGGCCCGAGGCCATTGATACAAAACAGTATCTCATAATGGAAAGGGAAAGGCGAGCACCAGTGGGTGTATTGATGTTTGGCAGCATTGAATCCACTGAGCTTACGACAGGCGCTGAGTGTTGTACCGAGACACCAGCCGCAAGCACTGAGATGGTTGTGTACACTCCCAAGGTGGGAGCCGACACAGCTAACATATCTCCATACATTAACATAGGGGGGCAGGAACAGCCAAAGTTAATACCCTATCATATTCAAGTGCTTGGACTTACCGGAAGTTACCAGGGTGGTAACGAAACTCACACTGCGCCAACCACCGAGTTGCGCAGCGACCACAGAACACAACGTGGTGTGGCACAGCTAGTTCACAACAATGTCGAGGAGGAGTATCATCGACGCATTAGGCGTCGACAATCCCGACCCTTCATCAATGCCATGGTGAAGGTTGCGAAAGTTAAGTTCGGCGGAGTGCCGAAAACAACTGAGGCAAATAGGTTGGCTGTGCATGCATATGTGGCGGGTGAGTTATCAAAGAAGATTGGATTGAGACGTAGTGAGGCATCTAGGGTGTTACCACTAATTGTATCTCTAACCTTTATTCCGAGTAAGGCGGAACGGGTTGCTGCCGGGTTGTTGACCTCTCGGCTGTCTTGTGAGTTGCGGAAGCAATTTAGTAAAAGCAAGATAGCTGCTGGGTTCGGCAGCGATCCATAGGGCCGCTTGGTATCGTATGATGGTGTGAACCATAAGTCAAATTTGGTTCACCCTAAGTTGACCATCATACGGTACCAGGCGGCATGCCGTGTGCGTAAATTCTACATCATCGGGGGCATGAGTGGTAACCTACGTACACTAAAAATAAACAACGCCTCCATCGACACCTTGTGTGCTGCTCTGCTGGAGCGGATGTACTTTTGTAAAGTGAACGGTGTGTTTGTGGCGCCACCTGTGGTGCCACGTAACACAGTGTTCATGTGTTTAAAACAATTTCGTGCGTCGTTGTTAAAGAAGATTGGTAAAATAGGTACCAAGCTGACACCAATTGAGTTTGTGAGTCAGCTTCGAGGCCGTAAGGCCGCTATCTATGGCGCTGCATTACCTGAGATAATGACTACTGGAGTTAAACGACGCCATGCCAAAAGTAATCCGTTTGGAAAGGCGGAGAAGTGTAAGGAGAGTAGCGCCCCGCGTGTTATACAGCCACGTCATGTGGTATATAACCTAGGGCTGGGCTGCTACTTGAGACCCATTGAACATCGTATATATACAGCAATTGGAAAAGTATTTAATGACAAACATGTTATTGGAAAAGGCTGTGATGTACGAATGCTTGGTGGGTGGATAAAGGATAAATGGGACGCGTTTGCGCGTCCTGTCGCCATTGGCTTAGATGCTGTCAAATTTGACATGCATGTAGGTGTGTCAATGTTGGAGTGGGAGCACTCTATATATAACACACTTTATAAGCATGATAAGGAGTTGGTTCGGCTCTTATCATATCAACTCAATAATGCCGGTACGGGTTATTGTGACGATGGGAAAGTTAAGTACAGTGTTGAGGGACGGAGATTCAGCGGAGACATGAATACGTCACTAGGCAACTGTATTATCATGTGCGCTATGGTGTATACATACGCACGTGAAAGGGATGTTAATATCAAGCTGATTAACAATGGTGATGATTGTGTTGTCTTCATGGAGATGGAGGATGAAACAAAATTCACCACTGGGTTAGATGATTGGTTTTACAATCTTGGGTTCAGGATGACAGTAGAAACACCTGTATACTTGCTAGCACAAGTAGAGTTTTGTCAAATGAAACCAATTTCTGTAGGAACCAGCACCGTCATGGTGCGTAATATAAACACTGCACGGGAAAAAGAGTCAATTTGTCTCAATCCCATACCCAATGAAAGTGCCATGCGTAAATGGTTCTATGCCATTGGGGAATGTGGGTTGGCGCTTACCAGCGGTGTACCAATATTACAAGCCATGTACGAGTGTTACATGAGAAATGGGATCAAGTCGCGCATGCAACATAGTGTGCAGCTGACTGGCGGTCATGGAATGTTCCGGATGGACCTGGAATCGAAGCACACTGAGGTGTGCGACGAGGCAAGGGTGTCTGTGTTCTTGGCTTGGGGGTTCACCCCTGACCAGCAGACCGAGTTGGAAGATTATTACAATCAACTGACTTTACATTATTCATGTGATCACGACGATAACATTAACCTATCCCTTAACGCCCCATTATAATGAAGTACCATGGTAACTACTGTGGCCCAAATTGGTCAAATGGTGTAGCACAGCCTTCCGTAGTTGGAACTGTGCCACCAGTTGATGAGTTTGACGCCACGTGCATGTTACATGATACCGCTTATGCCACTGGTCAAGACCGATCCCAAGCTGATGATCTGTTTTACACACAGAACATGTACCATGGAATTAAACGTTCCATGGCTGCGTTGCTTGTGAAAGGCCAAGACATTCTCCGAACCCCCGATTATTTATCTAACATACCCAACTTACATAATCCTTCTATTTCAACCATGCAAAAGCAAGCTAACAAGAAATCATCTAAGCGACGCAACTTACGGGGACCCAACCCGATTAGTTTGACAAGCAACAAACCCCAAAACACACTCACGACAGTGCCTGCGGCATACGGATTTTCCCTAAGAATGCGTGAGCCAAAGATCACCCGAACTAACAACACAGCAATAATCACTGGTAGTGATTATGCTGGTACGGTATTTTCGTCCAACAGTTCGTTGTATGAACCGGCTGCTTCTGTTTATCTCAACCCTATATATTTCAACAACGCGATGTTAGGTAACCTATCTCGCACATACGAGAAATTCAGATTTAAGAAGGCTGTAGTACAGTACGTGCCCAGTGTGCCCACAAGCACCCAGGGACAAATCATTATGACATCCACGCGATCAGTAAAAGAACCATTTATTGATGCCTCATCTACAACGTTTCTGAGTCGAGCACTCTCACAAGGAAATGCTGTAGCATGTCCCGTGTGGAAAGAGGAAAGCATTGAACTAAATGGGTCAAATGACTGGCATGTCGTTGACGCATTAATTGATGGTGACCTCGATGACTCTATCCAGGAGGAAGTGCAGGTGTATTCAACATGCGAAGCCACCTTAACCACTGGTATTCTCATACTACATTATGAGATTGAGTTTAAAGATCCACTAATGGTTTACCACGCAACTGTAATCCCTTCACCAGTTGGCAATGGTACTATAGTTACCATGGTCAACTCTGCTGCCGTTAATAACAACACCGCAGCTATCACGTTAACTTCACCATCAACCACTCTAAGTGGGCTTGGTAACGGTGCCATTTTTCGTATGGTATTCCAGCGTGTACGTAGTACACTACCCACTGGCGTGGGATCCTGGAGTGCTTATGCCCGTGTGTTAACGCAGACTGCTGCCACTTTAACCACAGACACTCAAGTCGCAACAGACATAACTAGCGCGAGTGGATCTGTGTATTATGGTGTGTGGAACGGAGCAAACATGATACTGTATGCATCTTACGAAGGTGCTGCTGCTGGTGAGCAAAATGATTGTGTTTTCCATCAGACTTCTACGACTGCTGTCGGGACATACTCATTCCTGATCCATGCCGTTAAGTTAGGTGCGTCACTTAGAGTCACTACTCAATAGATACCAGACATCTATTTTTATATTATAAACAGAAAAACCCACGCTATGTGTACAGTGGGAGTAACCCCGTCTTGGATTGGGCCCAAGACAAATCCAGTGACATGAGTTAAAGGTGAACTCATGCCTCAGTACATACAGTGTGTTATAAAAATTTATTGCATATTCCAATTACATATCTAACCCCCTTTAGTGATATCAACATTGAACATGTTGATGTGTCGAAGGTTGCTCTGCGAGCAACATAACCGGGATACCAGTGGCAACATTGGTGGGCCATCCGCGGGTAGTTCAACTTACAAATATAATTAGTGTCGTTAACTCGG